GAGCAAGTTTTGCCAACGCATTACTTTCGGCATGTAATACTTCTGGTCTAGTTTTCAAACGAGTCCAATTGCCTTGCTCTGTTTCTGTATATCCCTGTGCAGTCATGTCGTATCCTTGTGCTTCGTCTTTTGTAACAAATACAGTAAATTCGCAATTATTGTCCCATCCGCTAGGCATACCATTGTAACCAATAGAAATAATCCTGTCGTTTTTTACTATAATTGCACCTACTTGCAGTCTTTTAGCACTCGACAGTTTACTAAATCGTTCTGCAACATCCATAAACGCATGGATAAATTTATCCTTCATCCACAAAACCCATTATATTTGGAAAGATTTCTGCTACTACTTTTGCACAAGCATGGGCAATTTCCATGTGTTCTTTTTGCGTACCATTTGCTCCACGCAATTCAATGTAATGTACCCAACTACGTAGACTACCATTCATGTAAAGCCGTGTCTTTGTACAACCTTCGGGTAACACTACACGGGCTTGTTCCTTTGCAATACCATTGTCAATAGCCCATTGGTATGCTTCTCTTGCAGCTTTGATTACTGTCTCTTGATGCGCCTGCCATTTTACACGTAGTTCTGCATCATCAGTTTCTACACTGTTTTGCCTATTTTTAACATCTTGTAATCTAGCTTCACGGGTAACAAACTGTTCACCAAATTCAGCGGGGTTTGCATAGCGTTGGCTAAATTCTTGGAACGCAAAGCTACGATGTCTAACAATTTGATGGGCAATGTCACGGGTAGTCTCAATCTCAAGGCAAGCACTTACCATTTCAAACGGAGACCAGTGTTTATGCTTAATAAGGTATTTTAATAATCTTTCGCTAGTTTCAGTGTTCATTTGATTAGAAGGATTAGATACCCTTGCACAATATGCAACTAAATCTTGTGCATTGGGTAGTACTTCTACGGATTTTGCGAAATCGTCAGCCGGTTGAGAATAACTAACTAATCTAACTTTCATTCATCTTCCTCTGGTTGGTCGCCTTTTCCAGGATTTTCTGAAAAATGCTCTTGTAATTTATTTGGTCGATAAGCCCAGTCATTGGCATCAGGGGGAATATCTTCTTTGCGTTTTTTAGTAATATTTGGCCATACCTGTGACCATTTGTAGTTAAAATCAATCCAGAACTGCTTTTTGTCAGGATCAACTTTAGAATCTGGCCAAATTGCATCTACTGGGCATTCTGGTTGACAAACACCACAATCAATGCACTCGTCTGGATTAATCACTAAGGTATTTTCTCCTTCGTAGAAGCAGTCAACTGGACAAACTTCTACGCAATCCATATGCTTACAATTTATGCAATTGTCATCTACAATATATGTCATAGTTTACTTAATTTTATTAAGGTTGCTGCTAAATTTATTTCCGGATCAACTACAAGTGTATGATCAACAAGACCTTGCTTGATAATTACAACAGCTGAATCTTGCTGTTCTTCGTTACCAAATATTTCTATATTTTGATACAGCCAAGTAAAGATATCTGTCATTTCTTCTGGACGTACAGTACCACATAGTAGCTTGCGGGCCTCTTTAATTTTTCCGGCTTTAAATAATTCGACCATTTCAAGCTTCCAGTCTGCTTCTCCTGAATCGCTTTCATGCGGTGCTAACAGGCTGTTGTCTTGAACATTCATCTGCACCATATTTATACATTTGCGTAAATCTGGATATGTAGCTTTGACATATGTATCAAGGATATCAAGGTCTGGAGTTACATTTTCGTTAATTAGTATCTCTGCTACTCTAGCTGTAAACTCTGTTTGATCTAGTCTTGCAATGTGAAAGCCTTGGCATCTACTGTGGATAGCAGGAATGATCCTATTTGGATAATTACAAGTTAAGACAAATCTTGCAAATTGATGATATTCCTCCATGACACCTCGCAATGCAGCTTGGGCATTTGGTGTTAGGTAATCTGCTTCATCTAATAACACCACTTTGTAATCACCAAAAGGTATACTTTGTACAAAGTTCACGATTTTATCTCTCACATCGTCTACAGAATTAGTACGACTTGCATTTATTTCAAGCAAGTCTAAAGAATCAATTTCTAATTCGTTAAATAATAGTCGGGCTAATGTTGTTTTACCAATTCCTGCATTACCACTAAAAAGCAAATGCGGAATACTTTTGTCTTGTATCCACTGTTGGATTTGCCTTTTCTGTTCTTTGTCGCGGAAAACATAACCAGTAATAGTGTTAGGTCTATATTTTTCTACCCAAAGTTGTTTCATTGGTTTACCTTTATAATGTTTGTCTGGAATTCTGTTGTTAAGTCGATAGGTATATTGTTTTTAAAATAATTATATATTTTAATAGATAAAGTGCGATGATTAGATATTGAAAGATGATTTATCCTGGGATCAAATCCTGCTGTAAGCTCTAACCAAACCTCCTGTGGTCCTGTGATTTCATCTTCACTTACATCATTGAGACATCCTTTAATGTCAGTTTCAGGTATAGGATATGCTGGTAAAATTACATATGGACATCGGTCTTTTAATAACGAACGTGTTGCCAGTATATATCCAAGGGTTATAATTGTATCAAGGCGATCGTTTTGTAAATATTTAAGATAGGTTCTAACATGAGTGAAATCTAAAGTCTCGGTTCCTGTGAGATTACTTTGGTTAGGGTCAAAAAACCATTTACGATTCATATTTGTGTATACTATCATCGCATAATCGTTAACAGAAATATCTTTATAGTTTTCGTAAATTTCACTAAAAATCCAATCATTAGAAGCACCCGGCAATGAGTGCCAACTTATGTGTGTGCAACCTAACCGATTGCCTAAGTCTTCTATGTAGGTAGGATGCACTGTGCCATCTCTGAATATCTGGTCTGATATTTCAATGTGGTTATAATCATCAAGACTGGCAGCAAAGCTGTCGCCAAACACATACAGTGTAGATGTCATACAAGATTACTCCAAGTTTTGAGTTTGTCTTGTTTAACGGAAACACGATGTCTAAGCTCTTCCCAGTTTGTAATTTTGTGTGCTACTAACAGTTCTAGCATACATAATACATCACCTGCTTCCTCTACGAATTTTTGTCTTTGCTCTTCTTCTATTTGATCTATTGTAGCATACTTGCGTATAATCTTGCTACATCTTTGTGTAAGTTCACCGCACTCTTCTGCGGTAATAATCATTAATTGTTGTAGTGTGTTTATAGGGCTAGGTTGCATTTATAAAATCTTGTATTATTTGTTTGTCTAAAGGTCTAATTCTTGTTAATGCTTCTATATAAGATTGCAAATCTCTAAAGCCTGCATTATTATTATTGGTTAAAATCCAATTGAGATTATCTTGTAGTACATTTGCAAGACTTGGATATTTTTTTATCATCTTGTGCCATTTTTCTTCAATGATTTTTTTTCTGGGTCGGTCAAGTATTTGTGGATTCATATATATAGGATTTTGGACTTTACCTAATATAATATGATCGAAAGTTAATTTAGTCAAATCTTTATCAGCAATAAAATCAAACAGTTGATCTAAGTAATATACACTTACGGCATTGAGGCTGCATAAACACCAAGTTTCGATAGACGATACATATTTTTCGTTTTCTTCGATTGCATTTATTATTTTCGCCCAGTTCGCAGGATATCGTAAAAAATAATTTATATCTTTAAATCCGTCTATGCTAAATATAAGCTCAACTTTTTTAAAATGCTGTAGTAAATCAAAATGCCTCGATTCTAAATAGGTTCCATTTGTGTGAAACCGTAGTTCTAGATTTTTTGCATAATTGTTACTTACAGCACGTTGCAAAACATCTTCAACCTCTTTTAACATAAAAGGTTCTCCGCCTCCGAAAGTTAATTCACGGAGATAAGGAAGAATAACATCTATGTTTTGCCAAAAAAGATTATTTTTACTCCAATTATAATCACTACGCCGATATTCTTTCTTGTAATGTAAATCTTCTTGAATCACCTGTGTAATATTTTGGTTATCTAAACGTAAAATGTCCTCATACCATTTATGACTTTCTTGAGGTCTGCACATTATGCATTTTAGGTTACATGTATTGCCTAGCCGCAAGTCTAAAATTTGTAGCCTAGATATTGGTAAATGAGTGTTATCGTTATAATCATTTTGATTTATACCGTATTTTTTCATGTAGAAGTTGTTACTTTTTTGCCGATAGCTAACTGAGCCTGACTTTTCCACATTGTAGCAATCAATGCAATTAGGAACAATTTCACCTTGGAGCATTTTTGTTCTAACAGAATTTACTTCTTCGCTGTGCCATGCATCGGCTATGGTTTGATTCTTCAAATTTAAATTTTTGTAAGGTTTAGCAATACAGCAAGGTAAAATTTGCCCATCAGTTTGTGTAGCTAGATGTATGAAAGGATACACACACCAGGTGTCTTTATCACTGTTAGCAGTAGCCATCAAAGCTCATCCAGTAAAACATTAATGCTGTATAAATATCCAAGTTCCAGTCTTCCCATTCACTCATGCAAAATTTTAGCTCATGAGTATTTGAACTATAATTGTGATTTCCAAAGTTGTAAATTACCGGAACTATCGCATGACCATAACCACCCGCTATGTCTAGGAAGCCATTCCTGTCGATATCTTGGAATAGCAATTCAGTTGGAAAAAACTCGCCCAAATCATGTTGCATTGGCAAAGTATAAGTATTCACAAGTGTTCCGTCGCAGTTGCCTTTAAATATCTTTATCTGTCCTTCTTTTGGATTTCCTGTCCAAACCATAACAACATCTTCACAACCATCATTATCCAAATCCGCATGTTTAATACCATTGATTATCCATCCGTACTGATTAAAATCTCCTGTAGAAAATCTGTCTGTTACATTATCGAATGTAAAAGTACCTGATTCGTTCCTTAGGATAACGCCATCAGCTAAATTCCCTCCAATAATTTCATCATACCCATCATTATTTAAATCAACTGCAGACAGGCTTATAAATGAATCATACTGTCCTTGATCTAACCAAAAAGATTCTCTCGGCAATACACTAATATTTTCTGTAAATTTGCCGGTGCCGTCATTAATGTATGCAAAGATACCATCACCTAAGCCACTTGAAATAAAATCAATATCTCCGTCACGCTCAATATCTATCGCAGTAATTCCATGCCAGCGTGTTTGTCGATTAGGGATATCCTGAGATCTATCTGTAAATGTTCCATCACTATTCTGGATCAGTAAATGGTGTGTGTCGGTACCCCAGGGGGGTTGATCATAGCCATGATCATGCAATAAAATATCCTCTAATCCGTCGTTATTGACATCAACAATTTCACGATTATGGCTAAAAACTTTGTGTTCAGTCTCATGCATTGTAAATGAATTGTTGTTATGGTTTTCAAAAACCAGCATGTTCCCATTTAATCTTTCTTTTAATGTGTGACTGTCAATACCACGGAACATTATGAAATCATCATCACCATCACTGCCAATGTCTATTTTCGTCATATACCACCAATAGTTGTTGGTACTATCTTCTATTGGTGCAGTAAACCATTTAGGATATGCAAGTTCATGAAGTTTCAACATAGCTGAGTTTTTGCTATCTGTTGCTTTGTAGTCTCCGCTGCATGACAATAATAAACTGGTTGCAATCAAACTAGTAAATAATTTCATAAATATCCTATACAATAGTAATAAATATATTATAAGTGTATTAAGATAAAAAGTCAATCATAATTTAAAAATTGTTTTTGTAAGCATCAAAGAAAATTGCTGTTGTACAATTATCTGTTGAATTATCTGTTGAATTATCTGTAGCAGTAGCGCAGGCAGTTGCAGTAGCTGATGCAGTTGCTGTAGCAGTCAATGTGCTGTTGTCAACGAAAGTAATATTATCGGTATCATTTGAGTTAATATTATTAGTGTTAGTGTTATTAACATTTATGATAATGTCTGGTGTTTTTGTTACATCTTGTCCCTGACTGTCGTCTATCATAGGCTCAGTACAACCAATTGCACCGGCTATGAGTAAGACAGAAAGACCTGTTAAATAGTACATGTTAGCTCCTAAAGATCTCCGGCTTTGCGATTTTCACTGTAGTAAACATCAAACTCGCCGCCGGGATAACGAGATTTAAGTTTCTCTACGTTTTCTTCAATTACTGAATTCGGGTCAAGCCCCAATGCGCGAACGCTATTAATCCAATACCACAGTATATCGCCAAGTTCTCGTTTGATATGCCAGCGAGTGTCCTTGTCCAATGGTTTGCCTTGGAATATACATTTTTTAACAATTTCTGCAAATTCTCCTCCTTCTGATGATAAGCCTATAGCTCCGGTTAATAATAACGCCATGTTAACATTTGTTTCTTCTTCTAACTGTACAAGTCTAGCTGTTAAGTCTTGTGTGTTGTTAGAACAAGCTGATGTTACACCTTCTACAAATTCCTTGTATCTCTGTAAGTCTATCTGTTTCATTCTTCTCCTAGTATAGCATCAGCAGGTCTTTCTTCACTTACCATAAGGATGTCTTTGTTATCTACCATCCTTACAGTAATTTCTCCATCATCTGTTTGCATTTTTATACCATGGGTCCATCTGCCATGGTCAATTAATATCCAGTCACCTACGTTATATTCTTCTATATTCTTAGGGCCTTTTGCCCACACTTTACCCCAGCGTGGATGTATACCTAGTGTTTTACCATCATCGTCTCTGAGAATAATACCGCTTGCTGTTTTTTGTTCACCAAAATGCATATCAGTAACAAGCACTTTATCTTTTATAGGTTTTAGTTCAGTTTGAAGTGTTTTATACATTTTCCTCTTAATAATCTATTATAGGGTCGTATTTTATATCGTCATGTTTATTACTATAAATATTTAATTCAAATATTTTAAATCCAATTAAGAATAGAATCCAGTACAATCCTTTGTGAGATCCTTTTGCCTTAATGTCTAGAGTGTGTGTTATAATCGGAAACCATCCTAAAGAGCCAAAATATTTTAAGATATCTACTTCTATATACCATTCTTTTGAGATTTTTTTGCAAAAAAATCTTTTCATTAAGACATTTCCTTAGGAATAAAATTACCGTCTTTATCTTCTATCCATTCTTCTTTCGTTTGTTTTACCCTTTTCTTTGTGTTTTTTGGCGTGACTTGTTGCTCCGTAATCTCATTATTGCTAGATAGTTGCTCGTCTGGCATTCCTGGTGCCGATTTGTAGTAATCTCGTAAAATTTCTTCACGGCTGCGTACAATTTTTCCACCAGGACCTAATTCGTCACCTCTTGCATTTACACGCATGTTTCCTACAGCAGGTGTAAGTTCATTTTTCTGCCGTAATAAATCCATATCAACCTGCTTTCCTTGTAGTGTTTTGTAGGTTGTTCTACCCTGTTGTTTCATTGGCATTTTATTCTCCTTCTTTAAAAAATTCTCGCCAGTCTAAATTATATTTTAAGGGATTAATTTTATTTATTTCTAATAAGTATAAGACAAAACTAGATACACTTGATCCTCTTCCAACACCCCATACTATTTGATTGGAGCGCATTACTTGCACTAGATAATGTATATATTGTAATAAAGGAAGTAAATTCCTTTTTTCGTATTCTACTAATTCCTGCAAACATCTTTCCTTTTCAAAATTATTCGCACATAAGTCCAAAAGATGTTTTTTGATATCTATCTGTTTATATTCTTTAGGAAAAAGCCATTCGTTTTGTAATACACAATCAAAATCGTCAATTGTGCAATTTATTTCTTTTTGAATGTTTAATCTTTTAATGTTGAAACTGTCTGCATGTTTATTGAATTTTTGTATATCAGTGTCTTCTTTTGTAACAACAGAATCAAAAATAAGGTCTATGGGTTTTGCATATAGAGCATGGATTAGATCCTTGCCAGAAAATACAGGATTATCAAATTTATCTTTTACCATACAAACAGTTTACACAACTTTTATAAGATTGTCAATATCATTATCTTTATTTTTTCTTCGTCGATAACTTATTTCCCATTTGATATCTTCAAGTAGCATCTCAATCTGATTTTGTACTGCAGGATTATTTGTCATCCAATATTTTTTTGTCAAATCATTTAATTTTTCTAACAAATCTTTATCTGATACAGATTTTAAATCTCCAGTTAAAGGATGCGTCATGAAATAAATTCGCCTAAATAATTTCCAAATACGGTAGTACCGCCATCAACTGTCCAAAATTCAAAAATCTTTGGATTGTCACCCGATGTTACAGTAAACGAACTAGGAAATCCTGTTGGTGCTTTTATGTTGTTACCTCCAGTAGCAGCCCAGGTTACAGTGTGTGAACCCTCACCGTTACTATATACTCCTATTTTTATTTTGCCGTATTCGCCACTTGTGGGCCAATCTGTTAATGTAAGTTGCACATCAGCTCCAATTATAACATCTTGGTACTGTGCGAATGTCCATCTTATTGATTCGGATGATGCGACCGATTGTGAAATAAATTTTTCTGTTGTATTGATTAATTTTGCTTGTTGTATTTCGGAACCTGCAAAATTATTATCTTCGTTTAATTTGGCAGTGTTGTTTTCTAAAGTTGTAATTTCGCTTTTTGCGGTAGCAAGAGAATTTTTTATAATATTAAAATTATCTCTGAAGCCTTGACTATCATTATCAGTGCCTGCTACAGGAAAAGTTTCATCTATATCTACTGAAATTATGTTTGACATTACTGTACTCCGTTGTTTTATTTATTTGAGTTAAGCATTATGTTTATAGTTATGGAAAACTAAATATTGCTCGTTGTTGTTTCCTGTTGTTGCGTCTATTGTAAACCTATCAATATCTAATTCAAAGTTTTGGAAGTTAACGTTGTCTCTATTTAAGGCAGTAAGTATTTCTTTACTTGTACCAGGCTTGCAATAACAAAGCGGGATTGCAGTTACAAACCCTAAATATTCTATAGAATTTTGTTGTGCAGTCCGCATCCATAATGGTAAAAATTCTATTTCTGTTTCTCCTACTTTTTGTATGTTTTTCCTTACATGGGTAACATTCGAAATAAATTTTTTCCTTGCGCCTAATCCATCAATTGTTATGCCATCGAAGTCTACCTTTAAAGTGTTATCAGGTGTAGGTTTAAATCTATATGGTTCGTTTGGTCCGTTTATCAAATTTCCTATAGTTTCAGATTCGTTTAAAATTAGAGGATTTGTATCTATAATATATTTTTCTCCACTTCTAGCTTCAATTTCGAAAAGGGGATCGAAATAATGTTCTACTAAACCATAAAGATTGGTTTTTATAGCAATGCCTAAAGGTTTTGGTACCTCTGGGCTGAATCTGTCAAGTGTGTACATTGATTGATCTACTGTGATTTTTTTATCATTTTTTACAGTAAAACTTTTCCTTGTTTCTCCTTTTTGGTTTTCTGCAGGATCGATTACATCAACATAAACTACTTCATACACAATATCATTTGTACCGGGGTTTTTTGCAACTGCAGTCTTAATATTTCCTAATTTATATTTTTTCCTTTTTGTATTTTTTGATATTGCTGCAACGTATTCTTGAGCTTGTTTTTTTTCTATGCCTGCATATATCAACATTCGCATACTTTGTTGTATTCCAAACTGTTTGTCATAAGGTCTATATATAAACTGCAAATCAAAATATTTTTTATCGTTTATGAGATCCTTATACTGTTTCCTATGTTTTTCTTTTAACAAAGGTGTTGCAAAAAGGTTACTATACAGTTTATCATCAGGGTCAAATATAGATATGGTAAATTCTTTTTCAATTGCACTGTATCCAAAATGATCTTGTGCTCTAACTTTAAATTTGAATGTTTTATCAAAAGTTGTTAAATTTTGATCAAATTCTTGTGTGTTTGTATCAAAATTTGTAAAAGTAGGAACTTTTCCAATTATTTCTCCATAATTGCTTAAACGTAAGCCGGTAGGTAATTGACCTTCAATTATAGAATAAAGAACAATACTCTTAGGTACATTTGACACTGCATCTAATTGGAGCGTAGAATTTAAATTTGTTCTTAAATTAAATGTATTATTATCTGATTGCCATGACATTACACTATCAACTTCTCCTAACATTTTTATTGTAAATGTTTTGTTTTTAAAACTTTGTTCTTCAATGTTAGGGACACGTCTAAGAGCTTTTACTGTAAATTTGTATTCAGTTGTTACAGGAGCTTGGTACGGAACCCTTCCTGCTATTTCGCCATTTGATTCGTCTAAACTTAATCCAGGTGGTAGTACACTAGGAGTGTTGTCGTCGTTGAAAGGTTCAAGTGAATAGGTTATTATACCTGTAAGTGTATTTAAATCTAAAACATCTAAGAATAGCGTTACATAATTATTTGCTCGTCTATACCCAAAATTAGCAGGTGTTAGCCAAATTGGAGTTCTTACATATGTGTTATCTGCTGTAAATACTCCATTAGCAACTTTCATTATAGTATTATCTGCTCTTAAAAAGTCATCTCCTACAACGTAAATTTGGAATTTACGTTTTGTAACACTGGTTTCGTCTGCTGCACTTACTATAAATTCATAAAAACGATTTAACTTTTTTGGACTTCTTGTAGGAACAAATGTATCATAGATAACTGTATCATAAAAAAAGCTGTCATATCCATTATCGCTTATGTTACTACCAAAATCAAAAGGATAACTAGAATATAAGTTTGCATCATAATTTCCTGATCCTGCAGCTTTTGCAATCGCAAGCACTGGATCAACGATGCCTACTAACCTACCATCTTCAGTTAAGGAAATACCAGGTGGTAATTCACCGTCTCCGGGTGCAATATAGTAAAGTATATTATCTCCAGCTGATGTGTCAGGATCAATAGCAATTAATTGAAAATCAATAACAGCACTGTCGATTATAAAATAACGATCATTTGCACCTACAGGTAGTGTTCCTTCTGGAGTGACCCATTCAGGCTCATCTGGTCCTTTTACAAGTATACTATATGTCCTATCATCTATATGGCCAAATTGCTCTGCTCTTAATACAAATGTATAAACAGTATCAATTTTCACCTCAAAAGGTGTTCCAATTAATTGTGCGTTTTCTAATCGCATCCCTTTTGGTAAAGTTCCGCTTAATAAACTTATATTTAAATAAGAGGTGTCTAAAGGTAGATAAGAGCTGTCAATTGGTAGATCAAGTGTTGTTCTAGTTCTTTCTTCAGTTTCTAATAGTGTAGATCCAGATGGTTTTGTCCAAAAATTCATTTCAATTCCTTACACTATATTTATAGTTTACAAGGTACCTTCATCTAAGCTAATACTTGCCGGTGCAATAAATGTGCCAAAATCAATATCTGTTGTAAGGTATATGTAATCTATTATACTAGTTAAATTTTGTACATATCCTCCAAAATCAAATTCTAAGATGCGATCATTAAGTTCACGCATGTCTAATCCATACACTGTTCCTTGCAAATTACCTAAGAAAGTAGTTGCTGATACCGAATATGCATCTGTAATATTTTTATCATTACATATCAAATCAGCTGCTAAGTGTGGATCAGGATCTTGTAATACCAGATCTTGTCCTTTTAGATTAATCCTTACAAATAAATCTTGTCCTTGCGTCTCAACTGCTGTACCGATGTTTTGCCCGCCGTATAAATTAAGTAATTGGTCACCTCCTGGTAAAATCACACTTCCTGCTTCTGTTAAAACTATTATTTGTTTTAAGCCTGCGTCTGCAGTAATTGTCATTTGGTCTGCATACTCTGTTAAAAGTATGTTAGATCCTTGGAGTAAAGATTTAAATTGTAAAACATTACCTAATTTTTGGGCAAACAGTGGTTTACCTATGCCTATGTTTTCTGCCTCTGTGCTTACAGCGGTATCTACTCGTATTTGCATTTCAGTAAAATTATCATTTACTTTAATAAAAGCTTCTCGTAAATCGTCTCCAGTTCCGTCGTTTGCTAAATTACCAATGTTAATTGTTTTTATTGCCATTTATTTTCCTTATATAATACCTACTGCTATTTCTATAACTTTTACATCTTCGTCGTCGCTGGATTCAACTGCTTTACCGATTATTGCTCCACCGATAAATTCTTTTGTAACTGTTGCTACACCGTGTATATCACTAGCAATAAGCATGTCTCCCTTCTCAACTTTACCTAATACTAAGCAAGGTACCCTTCCTTTTAATGCTATCGCACAACCATTTTCTAATTCAGCATTCATTAAGTAAGCTGGATTTGTTGATACTACACCTGCTATTTTTGTTGTAGCGTATTCATTTGCTGCACAAACTTCTGCTGTACCTCCAAACTGCATCACTGTTCCTGGTGCATAGTGTTGGTCAGGCAAATACATTTCAGCTAAGTCGGCATATTGAGCTGAAGTTGCAGTTCCTGCAAATGTGCTTGCATAAACAGTGTTCCATCTATTATTTGTACTGCCTAAATTATGGGTAATATCAGCACTTGGAAGTACATTGCTATCTATCCTACCAGTAAATGTAACAGTATCAGTAGTACCATTACCGAGATCGACATCACCATTTAATGTTGCAGTTGACGACACAGTTAAGCCAAAGCAATTTACTCCGCCGCTTGCGTTGACATTTACACTATTTGTATTCGTATTGTATAAATTTGCCCATACATTGCTTGAAGATCCTAAATCTTTTGAATTATTACTACCTGGTTCTAGTACAGACGCTGTAGCATAAAAAGCTAGCGTAGATGTACCAGCACTTACTATATTAAATTGTAATTTTCCATTTTCAGTTCCATCGCCTTTATCAGTCACTACAGTGTCAATACTTGCATAAATTTCTTCGTTACTATTAGTATCTGCTGCGATGTACTGTAAAGATCCAATTACGCCATTGACTGCAGTAGTTGTATCTTTTATTATAACATCGCCTATAATTGTGTGTGATCCAGTTTCTAGAGCTTGTGCGGTTGTGTTACCATTTGTTAAAATTTCATCTAATGTCAGCGCAATATTTGCACTACTAATACCGGTTATATGTCCATATGTATCAAGTGTAATATTTGATATTACTGTTCCGGTTGCGTTATTAGTACTTGCTTGACTACTTGTATCAGCATGGCTTAGTGTGACAGCAGTTCCTTCGCCAGCAGCTCCGGTTAGTGTCAATCCTGCAGTTGCGTCTACTTCTCCTATTGCCACTGTTGCAACATAATCGCCTGTTGTGTGAGTTCCTAAGGTAACTGAGTCAGCTTGTTGCGTTACTGTTATAGTAACATCACCTAAATTATTCATTATTTCTGAGCCGGCTACTGCTCCTGTAATTGATATTGAAGGATCAGCTACATTGAAATCTATTTTACCATTTATGTCATCATAGCTTACGTTTATACCGCTTTCTGAATTAGCTACAACCATAGCTCCTACAATGTCTTGCACTTGCTCGTCTACAAGTGTTAGTACAACATTGCTAATATTACTGCTACCATCTATAGTAAATGAACCTGTTACGCCAGTTACAGTCGGCCCATTATCTTCAAAAGTAACAGTTCTTGCTGTTGACCATGCATTAGCAGTCGTTGCATTTCCTTGGAAACCGATTGTCGCTGTTGAAATAAAACTGTAAGTAGATAGATCAATAGTTTTATTAAAATTCCATCTATCGTCTGCACTGTTATATGTCATTGTAGCATCAGTACTTACATTACCTGTGTTTACTGTTATTCCTGCTCCGTCTGCTTCTGTAGTGTTTGTAGCATTTTTTGCAATGGTTATGTTTAGATCTTCAACTTCTAAAGTCGTTGTATTAAGAGTAGTAGTTGTTCCCTGGACAGTTAAATTACCTGAAACAGTAAGGTTATCATCAATTAGAGTTTCTCCAGTAGCACTGTCTAATATCAAGTCAAAGGTAAGTGTGTCTATTTCATTTGCATTTGTAACACCTATTTGTATATCGTCAATTGTTGCACCATTCAATGTAAGATTGCTGGTCCATCCTGGTAATGAGTTTTGGTCAACAATCATTACATCGTTTATTGTTCCTATCGGTAGTGTGCTTAATGAAGAGGTAAATGCATTGCCAACTGGTAAATCGGTTGCAGCATATATAATGTCTCCTGCAGCATAAGAAGACCTGTTAGTACCACCATTTTCAATTGGCACATCTCTTGATAAATTTACAGGATTTAGATAGTGCGAACTTGGATATTGTGCAAGATATTTTGCATCAATTTCTCCGCCATCAATTGTAGACTTTGTTGAAACAACACCGTCACCGGTAATTGTAAAGTAGTCATACGCAAATGCAGCAACACCTACTGTTTCTTCATTTGCTACTGGATTTGCAGGATTTAAATACCCTGCTTTTTCTACTTTAATGTCAATATCGCCATAATAGATATCATTGACACCGTCATTGTAAAAATTACCAATAAGTGTTATAGGATCATTTAATGTTGTATTTTTTAATCCTGCTACAGCATATTGCCAAGAATTGTCTCCCCGTAAAAATGTATCTGTGTTTGCTGTGCCTGTACCAAGTCTTGCAGGATTAATTATACCACTTATAATGTTATCTGCATCTATTGTAGTAGTAGTTAAGTTACTCCAGCTTGTTTCTAATTGTCCACTTGTATTTGCATCGCCGCTAATAATCACAGTTTGTTTTCTTAGAGAAACTGTGCCTGTTCCTTGTGTTAGATAATTTAAAGCCGCAACCACTAATCCGTTTGTACTACTTAATGCAGAGCCACGGGCATCGTGCAAGGTGAATGTATTTGTAGTAACACTTCCTACAAATAAAAATTCACCATCTACCATTCCTGAAGGAGGATCTGCCGCTGTTACTTTAACTGCATCTCCAGTTTGTAAACCGTGCGCAGGAACGTAAAACCTGTCAACATCTACACTTAAATTATGTGTGTAAAAAATATGGGATGCTTGACCACCTGGAGCACTTGTGATGTTTACTAGATTTTGACCTTGTAGGCCATAATCAGTGTATAATTGTATTGTGGTGGCATCTATGACTTTAACATAATAAGTATCTTGATTTGTAAGCCCACCAATTACCTGTGGATTATTGTTAACATCATACTTTACATGATCTCCATTGACATATGGATGAGCTGCAGCAAATATAATGTAATCATTTGCTTGATCTACGCCAGTAACATCACCTAAAAATGCAGTTGATAATGGTAAAGCATCTACTGTTGTAGATACACTAACAACAGTGTCATCTATAATAAAATCTAAATTTGTATTATTAGCATTAAATTCTAATCCTGCACTTTGATCTAACGTAATATATAGTCTATTTTCTGTATTAGAAATAGAAATTTCCAAATCTATTCCTGCTGTACTCCTAGGGACAAATGTAGCATTTGGTAAAGTTACTTCGTTAACAGTTTCAGGCACTGTAAGTGTTTCTGTTTCTGCATATCCATAACCACCACGTTTAAGATCTATTGACGCTATCTCTCCATTTGCATTTACTACTACGTCTGCTAAAGCAAATGCGCCTAATTTTGAACCTGGACTGTTCGGATGGTAAAGCATTTGTACATCTACATATGTACCTGGTGTATAGCCTGTTCCACTTGGTAGATCGTTTATAATATCTAGTCCTATCAAAACACCTTCTACAAATTCATCTATAGTTCCTATTGCTCCGCTTACTGCACCTTGTACAATGCTGCCTTGGGTAAAACTATAAGTTTGTGAGGGGTCTGTTAAAAGGTATTGTTTAGCTCTACTTGTTGTGATAAAATAATTTTCTCTTACTTCGGATGGGCCTGCTATTACTAACGGATATATACCATCTGTGTTTCCATCTACTAGTGGTCCACTTACTGAACCTTCCAAAGTATTTTGTGTAACATTTGTTGTAAATGTTCCTGTAAATGGCTCTATAAGCTTAATTTCAGTTGCAGTAGTATAATCTTGTTTGACAACGCCAGTTGCTAATACTGTACCTGCTCCAAAATTCGTAGCTTGTGTAATAGTCTCTCCTTCAGTAACAGTTACTGTATCATTTAATGTAAGAGTAATTTCGTCATATTCTTCAATTACAATATCTCCTGCATTGAGATCAGTAACAGGAATTGTTTCATGTAATTCTAATCTTCCTTTATAAGATTCTACTATATAAGCTGTAAAATTACCAGTTGGAGGAATTAGGTCTGAGTTAATAAGTCCGCTAGAGTTAAGTTGGACAATTGAACTTGGAATTGCATTTGAAGAAACCTGTTTGTCAATGAAATCACCGAGTCTATTTTCTAAGAAACTTCTAATGGCTAATTGCGTAATTAATCTTGAATTACTTGGACCACCAATTTCATTGTCGCCTAATTCTATATCTCCTGAAATTGCACTTACAACAATACCTGAACTTAGGCTAAGACTTAATGAGTCAAGTTCTCCAATATTAACTTTGTTTTTGAAATCAATGTTACCTGTTCTATTGTATGCACGAACAAAATTACCGACCTTAAAGTCTCCAATCTCATTTGTACCTGAACTGTATACCCTTCCTGGAATAGTGCTTACTTGTTCAAAATATTCGTCAGTCAATCCTCCGTTTTGCGGCAATGCATTATAATCTACACCACTACCTGCAAATTCCCAGGTATGGGCTGATGAATTACAAATACTAGGTCTATGGAAATAAACTTGTTTTGTGACTGTATTTGTAATAAATTCTATTGCGGAATTTTCTGTTGTTAATATTTTAAAATCGCTCGAAAACAGATCTGTTCTAGGCGTTACTGATAATACAGTTATGTCACTCAATGGAGTTGTGTGTATGGGTCCTACCTGTATTGTTGTTCCTGCATCTCCTAAATTCCTTACCTGCGTGTTACCTTCAGTTGTATATTCAATACTTACAGTAAGTGTTCTCGAGTCAAAATCCCATGCTGCAACTGCTGCATTTACAATTTTTCCACTTGTGTTAGTTGCTGTGAAAAAATTACCTACAACAATACCATAGTTTACAAAATTACTGTTTTCTGATTGAGGTAAAATCCAATCTTGGTATGTGTTATGTGTTTCTAAAACTTCTTCAATATATATGTATTCAAAACCAGACTTGAAATAGTGTGTGCCTGTGCATACAGATGCATCAAGTGTTCTTACAGGTTTACTGAAATCTGCATCATGGTATAGTATTATTGCATTAGGATTTGGAATCGATACATAGTATTTGACCTCATTCAATAAACCTACAATTTCTGCATCTCCATTAGCATCGTATTCTACATATTCACCATTTGTAAAATTATGCGGCGAAGAAAATGTAATTTGATTGCCAGATACGTTATTAATATCTGGAACAATGCTAACTGTTTTTTCTAAATTCTGATTGTGGTTAAAAAGATAATTATCTGTAATATCATTTGTACCTATATTATCTTTTAACCTTAGGACATAATGCTCTAATGGTGCTCTTTTTAATCCTAAAACACCAAAGGTTTGGAAGCCTTCTATTTCTAATTGCTTAAAAATATATCCTCGGTCGTATTGAAAACTGTTAGGGCTATAACCTGTAGATCTTAAACTAAATAAGCCAAAGTTTGAAGCTGAATTTGTTATAGATAAATATCCACCATTCTGTGTAAGACAACCATTTTCGCAAAATATTACGAAGCAACTTACAATTTGAGCATATGCATCGTTTATTACACGCCATGCATTACCACCAAAGGACAAGATAGTGTAAGCATTTGCGACCATTGATTTACCTTGCTCAGGAATTCCGTCTGTTAAGTCTACAGGATTTTCTGCTTCAATTGCATTAGGAGGAGTATTAGGTACTTCAACTAAATTACCATCTATTTCTGTTCCACCACCACCTAAGAAAGATATAACAGATACATTTTGAATATAAGGAGATGTAAATATAACTGGTTTGCTTACTGGCAAATCAATATACCCAGCTCTGCTAGTAGCTGTATCAGCTACATTATCAAAACTTACACCGTATCTAAATGTATAATCTGGAACACCGTTGCTGTCTAAGTGATCTCGGAAAACTAAGCCGGTCATGTATATAGAATTTCTTACACGGAATAAATCTCTATTGGCATTTTTAGGACGTATAATACTTCTCCGTAAATTATCGCCAATTATACTTACATTGTCAGGAATGATTATTGGATTGTCTTCTACATAATCACCTGTTGATACTCTTACTGTAACTTGTTTTGTTTTGAATTGTCCGTAGACTTTTGCTGGTGCATTATTTTTATCAGTAATTATGTCATTTATTAGATCCATATTAGCTTCAAGGGCTGTTGCTCTAGTGCCTGTTAGATAAGCAACAGCTTGTGTTTTAGCATATGTAATAGCAGCCTGGGTCTCTGTAACTTGTCCTGTAATATATAAGTTATTGTTTCCATCATAATATGATTCACCTGCAGCAACTGTCCTACTGTTACCACCATAACGTAAATCATAGATAATACTGTCTATTATTTCTTGAACATCTCTATGGCATTTTATACTGTCATAGTAGTTACCACTTGTATTCACTTGCGTTATAACACTGGTCTTAATTACACTTTCGTTTTTCTTTACAGCAGTGTATGCTGCTTTCCTTCTTATATCAGCCCAGCTAAAATTTGGTATTACTGTACGTGCAATAGTATCTAAAGTATTATCCTCAATAACTTTAATAATAATTGCAATAAATTCAGCTAATCTTAAAGATTCAGTAACGGTAGCATTATTTCCTGTTTTATCTTGTGTTAAAATATTGCCGGTACTTCTTATTACATCTATACCTTCTATAATTTGTTTGACGACAGTGATCATATAGGTGTATGCTGCAGCAGTCGCAGTTTCTTGGCCTGCTGCTAACTGATTTTGTGTTCCTATAAAATAAGCTTTTGCATTTGTAACCGAAGCAAAATTTCCACCATATAAAACATCGTGCCGTAGTGCGTCTACAATGTAACCAATATCTCTTTTACATTTTACATCATCATACACAAGACTTGGATAATTTACACCGATCCAAGCATTAACTTCTTCTTGGATGAAACTCTTATTTAAATTTAATCTATTTTCTGCTTCTATAGCTTGTGGAGTTGGTAATACACTTGGAGACGGTAGTAATATAGGTGGTATACCTGCTGAAGTATTTGCAGCTATCGCATCACGTGAAATGTTTATAGCAGTTTCAATTTCGTTTTTACTAACGCTCCAAATATCTAAATCGACAATCTCAGCAGTTAATTGGTTAAGTGCAACGATAGTATCTGTATTTTGATTGCCTAGTGTATATGCTGCATTTGGTCTAAAATAAGCATGAGCGGCTGTAACTTGATTGTAATTGGTACCTAGTACATGGTCAATAATTACAGCATCAATAATATATTGCATATCACGTCTACATTTTATAGTATCGTATCCAAAGTTAGGATATGTTGTTGCAATATATTTTATTGTATCATCAGCAATTTGAGTTTTGACAGCACGGAGTAGACTTGTTTCGTGTTCAACTGTTTCATCTTTCACAAGCGGTTCAAAGACCATACCCCCTGCTATTTGGACACCTCTTTTTATAGTTTTAACTGGAGCACTTATTCCGTCGTTGTCATCATTACCATATTCTTCACTGACATAAACTCTGTTGCCTCCCCAAATATCTGGTGCAACAAATTCTGTTGATCCGTCTTGTTTTGATTTAAGGAGACTATTTGCTTCTCCTCCTGTTAGTGGTAGTTCGTAATCATTTACAAAAATTCTTCCACTTGTATATAGATTCCGCCATCTTAAATCATCTGATCCTAAATTGTAAGTATCATGTTTTTTTGGTACAATTTCACCGTCTATTTTACTATACAGTGTAAAAGTATCATCAGGAGAATCACCAATTGTAATATCTCCAGCTAGTGATAATTCTTGGTCTAAAGTTAAATTGTCAACAACAAGATTGTTGATGTTAACTGTTAGATTTTGATCAAAATTGACTTCTGTATTGGTAATTTCTAATCGTAATGTATTATCAGTGTAAAATAAAAGTTTGTCGTCTCCTAGACCTGGAGATGTTTCTGCTAATATATAAGTTTCACTATCTAAAGATCGAACCCCGCCTAAGCTTGACCAACCTGTTCCGTTATATCCTTCAAATTGATTTAGATCTGTATTGAATCTTATTGCACCTTGACTAAGTGGAAGTCGAGTGGCAGAGCCACCTACCGGTATAACTAAACTGGTATTTGCATTAATGGTTACATTGCCGAGTCCATTAGGTTCTAAAATAATTGGTTGATTTACTTGTGTATTCGAAATCGTATTTGCATTGATACTTAAATTACCTAGGTTTATATCTGTAATTTCAGTAAAAGTGAAGTTACCATTTCCGTCTGTTGTCAGATATTGTCCTGCTGATCCGTCAGTTACATCTAAGTCTAAAATGCTGTCAGGTATATCAGGTGGATTGGTTATATTTTCGTATAATACAGAAACAGTTTCAAATTCAAATGTTCCGTCACCTCTAGCTTTTAGAAATTGTCCATTTATACCGTCTTGTATACCAAGGTCAATTAAGTCTGTTGGTATAAATGGTTTATCGATTATATCTAACCAATTTCCAGTAAAGCTTGTGACAGGACCAGTTGGTAAAGTTAATGTTCCGGTCACTGTTATATTTTCGACTGAACAAATATCTGTTCCAGTTAAATCTAAACAATCGTCTATTGGAAGTTCAATAATCCTGTTATTATTATCTGTGTCAACTACAAGGGGAAATCGTTTTGCCATATTTTAAAATCCTAAATTACTTTTTGTATTTATCCTTGTTAAATTTATCCTCTTCTACGTGTTTTGGTGCGGGGATAGATTGCACCTGTGGTAGGCTTGTCGTTAACATTAGGGTTGTATGTGTTGAAGGCCATATTACCTGATGTTTGTCTGTGATTCTTCCACAGTGCGATCCTGTCAATGTCTGAACCATCTATACTTACTCTTGTGTCAGAATTAACCAAGATACCATTCTGTCGTGGCGCTGAACTCTTGTATGGATGACTCACAGGCAGATCTGATTCTCGACCCCACTTATGAGCAAGGTATCCTTCAATGCGTTCTACGTGACTTATATCTGTGCCACCTGTGCCTGGTAATCCAGCAAATGTAAGAAACTCCGCTAACTTACCGCCCATTCTTTCGTTGGCTCTGTTGCGGAAGAATCTCAAATCCATATTGGTGTTTAGAGCGTTGTCATAGTCATTTACAGGTGTAAACTTGTTAGTTCCGTTTACTCTCACAGCAATCTGGTTGCCTGTTTTATTGAATATGGCACATATGATAACCCAAGTGCTTTGTGCTATACCTGAGTCAAAATCTTGTTTGTTTCCTATGGTGCTTGAAATCCTGTTTGAACTTAATCCATCCAAGTCCAACTCACCAGCAAAGCCGCTTGCGCCAGCACTGATGGCATAGTCTCTTTTGGGTGTTTGTGTATTACATTCTGTACTCCAGAAACTGTCCTGTGCATCATTGCGACTGGTCCATTGCATCAGTCCAATGGCCCAGTGATTGCCGTCTGCATCTACTTGTGCAAATTCGTCAGTGGTAAGATCTTCAGTCGACCCATTAAATGTCCAAACAGGCTTATTAAGATTACTGTCGATTGATCGCTCAGGAGAGCCATTTACAGTAACAGTAGCGTTGCCTGCCTTGTCTGTGACTTCTAAAATTATGTTGGTATTCGGGCTAAAGGTATAACTTGAAGTATCATTAGCATCAAACCAAGCGGCGTTTGTAGCATTGGCACTAATCTCAGCATCTGTAGGTGACCAGACTGTGGTGCTTGAGCCTGTGTCTTGCATAAGTCCTGTGACAGCATTGTCACGCAGATATGTTCTTGCTTGTGCCTGTGTGAGTGTAGGATACACTTCTGCCAAGCAAGCCAACAAGCCTGTTATAAACGGCGCACTTTGACTTGTGCCTTGTTGGAATCCTATTGTGTCCCAGGTGCTTACATTGTTTTCTTGTCCCGGATAAGGAATACCAAACGCAATACTACTATTTGCTGAGGCACCTATAACAGTTTCTCCTGCAGCATACACATCTACACCTGGACCAAATTCACTGAATGTTGCCTTGCCTTGGTCTGTGTGATTGCTAAGAGCACCTACCGTGATAGCACCACTGTGGGTAAAATAACTTCCTCGATTGTAGTAATATCTAAATGGAAAGATTCCACTGCCAAATGGGAACTCATAATCTTTGTTGGTATATTCAGCACCGCTTGGCACAATATAGTCGTCGTAGTGATCGCCACCTGACTCATCAATGTATCTGTTGTTGTTTCCAGCACTGGCGACCACAATGATGCCTTCTGCTATGGCATCTACTAGATCACTGTCTATGTCTGCAGAGTTTACTCGAAAGTCGGTGTTGCTGATATAACTATCTTGCCCGGAGTTAATACCTATTGACGCCAGTTCTGCTTCACTCAATACGGCGCCGCCATTACCTTTGTCAATGTCTACGCCTTGGAAACTTGAATAAGCCGCACCACTCATATTACTATACGAACTTAAACTAAGATTTACAATGGTAGGATTCTTTCTACCTGTTGCTGGGTTTATGGCTTTTGTTCTATGAAACTCTCTGATGTAGGCAAAGGTTCTGCGTGTAGTGTCGCCTCCACTCAACAGTGGTTCTGCCGCATTGCTGAAACAGTATACATTGGCATCATTGGCAAGACCGTATAGTGTGCCTGCCGCAAAACTACAACTCGCGGTTGGATGACTGTCCACTTCTGCCGTCCTGCTGGCTCTTGCAAGGTCTAGGCTGTAGGTGTAGTTTGTTCCGCCTGTGATTGTGTTATAGTGTTGTCCCCAGTTGTAGTCTACTATCCTATCTGCAAAATCTTCGTGGTCATACCAAGTGTGGTTTTCCACAATAACTATATCAACATTCTTACCACTTGCACTGTATGTCACGCTGGTATCAACATATCTGTCTGATGTAGTTGCGGCATCACTTCCCCAATTTGATCTGTTTGCACTTTCTATGTGACGCAGTATGCCCCAACTTCTGTGACTCACACTATACCTGATTCCGTTATTACCATCTGACTTTGTAAAAACCTGAGCACCTGTGGCAGTAGAACTTTTGTCAAATCTACCTGTGAATACGGATTGTTCTACAGTCTGAACTCTGTCTAATACAGATTGTGGCATCACCTGCTCTACTCTGTCGTCAGCGGCAACTTCCTGTGCTTCTTCCATTGTGAGCATATAGCCTGTGGTTCTTGAAGTTGGACGTCTGTGAGTACACTCAACCTGTCTATCTGGAATGTGTAAAGCACCACCTGGTGTTTCCATATCGTCATAAAACGCATCAATGTCTTCTCCACGTTTGAGTGTTACTTGGAATAACTCCATATTACGCCTCCAGTTGTAGTATGTTTAGATCTACTTGCACGGTGCTGGTGCCACCGCTCTTGTTTGTTACTCTACATGGTATAGTTGTTGTTGGAGAACTTTCTAAGTTAAATCCATAAGCACCTGGGCTTATAATAACTGTTTCTGTTCCAGTTGTGATAACTTCTGCAATAAGTCCTGCATCTGAAGTAGGATCAATACCTTCTGCTCTGCTTGCGTCTGCGGTTCTTGTTGCGCTATTCACATAAAGTCTTACACGAGCTGCTCTGTCTGTTGTTATAGTTAGTAATGTGTATGCTTTAAATCCTGTTATATCTAAGTCTGCTTCTGCGGCATCTGCTAAACTAGTAGTTGTGCCTGTTGCTGTGCTTCTGCTTTGCAGTCCTGTACCGCCACCACCGCCCGGTGCAGCATCATATGTTACTTCACCTGATGCAGGATCGTAAAACAATGCTTGTGCTTGTGATTGTTGTCTAATTGGTTTAACAACAAAACTGTTTGGTGTCAAGTTCTCTAGTTCTATTCCAGTTGCATTTAATACAATGCTGTTTGCGGCTTGATTGTTCCTACCTGCCATATATCCTAGTGCAACTGCCATTCCACCTTGATTAGCATCACCTGCATAGCTACCTAGAGCAATAGCACCTTGTCCTGTTTCATCTCCTGGATTAGCGTTTTGATGTGTAAAACTACCAATACCAACTGAGTATAGTGAGTTAGTTGCTACATGGTTTTTACCAGAAAATGCTCCAATTTGTACACCATAACCAGCGGCTTGTGTTTCCATACCAAAAGCCATGCCATAAGCATCTGATAATGCTCCATTACCAAGTGCAAATCCATATGGACCTTGAGCTATTGCATTTCTACCTAGTACAATACTTGTTGGACCATTGGCACCATCTTTATCACCTAGCGTAGCCCATGTGCCACCACTACCTTGTGCAACCCATTCGTAATCGCCTGCACCAGAAAGCAAACTTGTATTCCAACTTAGAACATATCCGTCTGTTGGTGCTGTAGCACCTGACCATAGATGATTATTAATTACAGGATTAAATGCATTTCCGCCAGCTATAGTTGCACTACCAAAATGAACTGTTGTACCTTGTAAATCAAGAGTTGCACCAGCTTGAGCAGTAAAACTGCCAGGTGATCCAAGGCTTATATTGTCTGATTGAATAGAACCTGTAAATCTCTGTTGGTCAATATCCAATACCACACTGGTTGTTGGGTTTGCTGGGTCGCTTACTACGTCACCATAGTACCACGCAGTACTTGCACCTTGTACACTGGGTGTACCAGTGTTGCCTAGTGTATGATGTGCAGTATCTGTTGGGTCTGTGGGATCTGATGTTATTGTACCTGCATATTGTGCTTGTGTTGCAATATGTCCTGAACTGCCAGTTCTGTTATCAATCAAAAGGTTCACTTCATCTTGAAAAGCAACAAATTTGTATTCACTTGAACTGCCATCATACAGTAAAAAGTCACCAGCTGCTACTGTGTCAACACTGTCAACATCTGATAAATCTTGAATACTCGCAACGCTAATACGTGCATCCGCACGAGTGTTTATTTCACCTTCTAGATTTACGAATTTATATTCACTTCCGTCATGTAATAAAACATCACCAGTTGTTACTGTGTCTACGCTATCAACATCTGTTAGTGAAGCCATGTTAGTACCGCCTCCACTTATTGTAATATCTCCTACACCAACTAAGCTTTCTCCGTTTATTGTTTTTAGGTTTGTACTTATGCTTGTTGCTAGACTTGCAGTTACAGCTCTATTATTTGCGTCACCTATAAAAATATTACCTTCATCAAGTGCTGGTGTAGCATTTGTTCTACCTGCACCGCCTATTTTAAGCGTCATATTTGTAGTAGGCGTTGCCCTCTCAACCTTGCCAATATTTTGTATTTTATTACTTTCTCCTGCAGGAGGTACATTAGTCATTTTACCAGCTTCAGCGGCACTTACATATAGTGTATCACCTATGGTAAATGTAATGCCAGTTTCTGCAAATATACTTGCATCGTGTCCTGGACAGCTACCAAATGTAATTATTATAGCTTCATTGTTATCTAAAGTGTCAGCTTGCACTATACCAAATGCAGGCATGGTTGAGCTACTATCTGCTTTAGCTCTATCTACCTCCGGAGTATTACCTGATAATCCACTAATATAAACAACAGTGCCCATTTCAAGTGTACTACCAGATGCGTTCCTAGCAGTAAATTGTACTTTTTCTGCATATTGCAAATAATCTGTTCCTGCTACGGCTGCACTAATATTACCAGCCCCATCTGCTTTTACAATACCGTTTACAGCTCCTACAACTGGATCGGTTTCTGTTGTTATATATCCTGCTGTTGCATGATCACCCCAACTGTATGCTTCTGTCCAATTATCTGCTTCACTGCCTTGTATAACTGAACTTGGTATTGAGCTGTTAGCTCCGTCGACCAGCAAGGTAGAATCATCGCCAAAAACAGAACCTTTGATATCTGTTTCAGCACTAAAGTTTCCAGTATATAGCTCATCAAAATTTTCATTAATCTTTTGGAATGCAGTCCTTAACGGATCACCGTCGCCTTTATTCTCGCTAGTTCCTATATTTACGGATTGTTTTGCCATTATAATCTTCCTACTACAATTTCAACAACGCCCTTCCCGTCGTCGGTTTTTTCTCCTACTGCCTTACCTAAGACAGTTCCTATCCTTGGATCATTATCAACTATTGCGTAACCTGCTATTGCACTTGTTACTAGCATATCACCTTTAGCAACTTTACCAATAACCTTACATGGTACACGCCCTTGTAATGCTAATGGTGTTACATACTCTCCTTCTAATGCTTCATTCATTAAATGTGCAGGATTTGTACTAACTATTCCTGCTACACGTTTATCACCTTTTGTATTAGTTACAGTAATTTCTTCTGCACCGCCAAATACTAATACCGTACCTTCAAAATACTCATCGTCTGCTAGATAATTTTCAGCCAAGTCTGCATATTTTGCCTTTGTTGCATAACCACTTAAAACATTTGCATAGCATGTTCCAAATGGATTTGCTGCAGATCCTAAATCTGCAGCGTTGAATGCTTCAAAGCTATTTTCGTTTATCTTATATCTGTCTTGACCTTTTGACCAAAATATAATGCTATTAGCAGTTGCATTAGGCGATCCTCCACCGTTACCTAGATAAATGTTTGCACCTGTGGATGTGCTTGTGTTGGTATTTGGGCTAGCTATACCATCAGTGTATACTTGGTCAACTGCTAGATAAGCTTTTGCGTCAGTAGGTTGTATGCTGGTGCTAGTTGGAGTTTTACTGTTAACACGTATCTGGCCAGTACCACCGGCTGAGAATATATCTCGTATAGTTCCACTTTGATTGAATTTGACTTGATTTGTAAAAATCAAATCATTTCCAGCTAAATTTCCTTGTGTATCTCTAAGCGCAATAGTATCTCCGGTTGCAGAACTTACGTATGATTTTGTGCTCCAGGAATCAGCACCGGTCTTGAGTAGCACACCATTGGACGTAAAGTTAGATTTTAATAGAGCACCTCCACTACTGGTAATAGTTGAAAAGGAAATAGCACTAACAGGTCCGCTACCGGCATCTGTCCTACCTAAAACTACGTTAGATGCTACACTTGCAATTTTTGTTAGTGCAATACCTCCATCTTTTACAGATATCCATCCAGATGCTGCATTAAATTCTGTTGAATTAAATGATGCAACACCTAGATTTGCTTGTGTAATACCAGTTGAATTTGCACGGGTGGTAGCCGCATTCAATGCGAGTTTACTTTGTAGTATACCTGCTGAACTATTTACATCTGCATTTACTATAGAATTCTCTCTAATTGCAAAAATTATCCTGGCGCTATCTTCTTCTCTCACGGTTGTTACTATAATGTCGTTAAATTCGCTCGCGTCGCCATTAACAGCATTGGTTATTTCATTATACGATCCGCCTACGCCTAGTGTAGTTTGAGTGTCTTTTAATAAAAATCCTTCGCTTGCGGCTGTACCGGAGTTAGAATCATAGGTGCCTGAATATATTTTTATTTCTTGATTAGAATCAAATGGTCTAAGACTTGTTTGGTCTAATGAATAAACTATTTTGCGTAGATTGCCATAGCCGCTGTCTAGATACGCATATGATTGTATAATTTGACCAGTAATTGTTGCACCAGCTGGATCTGCTGTATTACGTATAGCAACACCGTCATCGAATGTTCCTGTAGCGTATCCTAGGTCTAGGTAGATAATGTAATTACCTGTACTAACGAAAATTTCATTTGCTGCAATATCTTTTGGTTCACTTGCAGGGCTTGGTACACCTAGGGCATTGTCTATTTCTCTTTGTGCAGGCATAAAATCTTTTAATGCAGCAACTGAATCAAAATTTGCAATATTTTGATCAACATATCTTTTATTCACTGCGTTGTCATCATTAATAGGATTTGCTAAATCCTCAATTCTATTGCCACCCATGCCTAGATTGCCTATCATTTCTACAGGATTAGGTTGGGTCGCTAATCCACTTAATGGTAGGAATCCCACACCAGGAAAACTTGGGTTGGTATGCGGATCTGTACCTAATACCTGAGCAATGTAACTTCTTATAGCTTTTTCTGTAGGTACAGCAGATCCGCTATCGTCTATCATAGTTTCGTCTGCAGAAAATTCGTCAATAGTTACACCTTTCTTGAAGCCTAAAGCATTTGCGTTAGAAATACCAACTTCTCCACTGAAAGTTATTGCACCTGTTCCTTGATCCACACTGAAAAATCTTCCTACTCTAAAGAAACCATATTGGTCTGTGCTAACCCAAAATACTCTTCCTTTACGTTTTTCCCACACTTGAGCTGAACTTTGTCCATCTGGCTCGTTAGTCCAATAAACATCTGTTAATGGTATTATTGGATCTCCTAAGATAACGTTTGGATAATTGCTTGTATTATATCCACCTGTACCTATTTGTGTAAAATCATGTCCTGTTGCTCTTAGTAAAGAGATTGCAACAGTAATTTCTGCAGTAGCATTCTCTGCCAATCCTGCAAATATATATTCATCACTTGTATCAATATTAGCAGACAGGCCTGTTACCAACATACCTGTTATGTCAAATTCGTCTACGAATTCGATAATTGCCCAGTCAGTGAAAGAAATTGCTGCGGAAGGATCTGCAGTATTATTTTGTGCAACACCGTTAATAAAAATATCTGCAGTATTATCATATGTCCCTGTTACATCATATATTTCTATATCAGACCCTCCAGCATTTATGTATGCAACAGTTGCAGTAAATCCATTGCCTTGGGTTATAGTATTACCTTTAATTACATTTACATTGGCGCCTAATTGAGTAATTGTTTGTACTTTTGCATACTTCGTAACCCTATGCGACTTTCCTTTGTAAGAAAATATCTTAGGACTAGCTGGATCTACAATCCTAATATCATCAGTGTATGTACCACCTTCGCTTAATGGTTCTATGGCCATCCAAGTATCACCAGACTGGTTATATTCATTTCCTGTTTTTGCGTGGTATGGTACTAGTTCAATAAAATCAAAATTTTGTTCTATTGTAGCCCTAACTTCATCATTAGGCAATACATTTCCATAAGGATCTTCTGTTTGGAAGTCTAAACTCCTATATGTGATTTCGTCACTTTCGTCAAAATTAATTGCTGTGCTAGGTCTAGTAGCTAATCTTTCTGGTGCAGCAACTCCTGTAAAAGTAAGTTGTATATTATCTGCATAATCAATTAGTTGACCTGCTACTAGATCTGTGGCGAGCAAGCCAAAATAATCATCTTGGATAATCTCATCCGACCGTAATTCTAGTCTGTACAAAATAGTGTCAATTGGAGTACCTATGTTTGCAAAATCGCCTGTTAATGCAGTGATGCTACTTACGCTAACAACACGGTAATGCAATACGTCAAATGTTTCTCCTTCCGCATTTGCCGTTCCGTTATGATCTATTGTTATCAAGCTCTGTGGTTGAGGAGGCACAGGCATGTCATATACAATTATAAAACTGTTTCCTTCATTTGCAGTGTAAGTTGCACCAGATGTACTGCCTGTACCTGCATAGATTTTAGCAGGTCTAGTCATTGTGCTCTTTAAAAGCACTTGATCAGGAATTTCGTTTGGATCAGCTCCCTCGGATACAAGTGCAAAATTACCATAACCATTTGAACCATTCAACGATCTAATCTCAGCACCATTTTTTGAATAATAAGCAACATGGCAATAGTAAGTAAACATTGATACTTGCTCACTGAAAGCACCATTTGTTACTACCAAACCGTAACCTAAATCATTTACTTGTGTAAAGTCGTTTGCAAGTAAAGATCGATTACCAGCTGTTTGTAAGAAAATATCAACACCTTGAGCTGGTACAACTTCAGTGAAACCTGCGCCGTTTCCTGATGTTTTATCTAAGTAAATTATTGCTGTGCCTAAACTTTGATCATAGTTTGAAACTGCATTAACTTGATAACGGATACCATCTCTATAAAATGGACAAGGTAGTTCGGGTATTCTTATAAATAATCCTTCTCCTGCATTGCTGCTTACATACAGTTTATATTCGGTGTTACGTGCATCGTTTGTTATTGTAATTGGTAAATTACCTACAAATGCGTCAACAAACATTCCTCCTGAAAAAACCTGCTTATTTAAACTACGTGAGAAACTAGATGCTGTTTGGGTGTAAGGCGATTTAGTTAGAATTTGTCCTGTAGGATCTAAGACACACATAAAACCGCCATGACCTCTACATGTTACATTTCTAATAATTGTAGTATCTCCTAATAAGAACACATCAGGCTCATCTGTCCTTTTTGGTGGATTATAATTAGCACTGTCAAATACGAATATAATTTTATTGACCATTTTAACAACATTATCTGCAGTGTTGTTTTCTCCTGCAATTTGTTGACCGATATCATTCCTTAGTATTACAGGAGCTTCGGTGGTGTTTGAATATGTTGGCACTGATCCATTAAGTAAAATTTCTGCTAGATCGCGGAACTTTTCCATTGCACTTATGGTTGCTGCTTCTTGGTCTGCGTAATTTATAACCGTTGTTGCATGTTCTGTATCAGAGCCAAAATATGATCCCTGAACTTCTAATGTCATTTCTTCGCCACCATATGTAAAATCATGTGCGAGTCCGTCATTGATATATATTAGATCTTTTTTGATTTTTTCGGGATCATATGTAATACCTGGGAGGGTGGTGTTGATATGTAAAATAATTTCAGCATCAAAGAAATCTTTATTTTTTTCTAAAATTCTTGCTGCGTTTACATTTCCAATTGGATTAGTAATCACAACTCCGTTATTAACATTTAGAGGTTGAGAAGGATCATTTAAATAATGATAACCAAACCATCCTTGAGATTCTCCTAATTGGTTTATAAATTGGCTTGTTCCATTTTGCGTTAATGTTAAGCCGTCAAAATAACTGTCTCTGTAAAAATATGTAGATGCCCATTTACTTTGCGATATCCTAGGTTGGTAGGATCCTTTTTCTGTTTTAGGTTGTATAATTACACGTCTAAATTCATCGCCCTTTAATGAGACATTTTGGGGTATTTTTATAGGATAATCTTCATAGTAATTTCCAGCTTCAACTCGTATTACAACTTCTTTCTTTTTAATGTAGTTTGCATATTCTAATTTTTCGCCTACCTCAAAATCTCTTGCAGACAAAAGATGTATACTAAAAACTGTCGGTCTATCTTCAGCTTCTCCAGTGATTGGATCTATAAGACCGTAGGTGTTGTCAGTTGGATTAATAAATTCTACTATCCTGCCAATAGCTTGTGAGTTTTTGCCTCTAATAACTTTACCAGGTAGAGCATCTGCATTCACATCAGCTGTTTGATCTAAATAACTAATGTTTTTGTTTTTAGTTAAAATCTGATATACATTACCATAGACTATGTCTGGTAAATTTGGATCGTCTATATCTTTTATTACATCTTGTATTAGAGTCCATTTTTCAGTTACAGCATTTATTTCTGGAGTAAGATTAACTGTACTGTCTATAAACGACTCATCATAAATCTGCGGCTCTTCTTGTTGATAAACTTTTCCAAAAGCTGCTTGATCAGCATTAACATTTGTATATGCTTCTGCAATATTACTTGTACTGTATGGTTCAAGTAGTAATTCATCACTATACAATGTAAAACTTTGGATAGGTTCTTCATTGCTTAATTTGATATAAAATGTTTGTCCATTCAGTACACTCATAGGATGCGTATCTGGAATGTCTTTGAAAACAATTAGGTCACCGTCTTGATATTCGGTATCAACTACACTTGAAACAGTAACTATACCAGGGTTGGATAATCCTATGCTGAATACAATTTGCCTGTGTTGTAATTGCTGCTGTAAAATGTTAATAGAAAGTCCTTTAGCAAATTCTATGGCAGCAACGGTTTCATTTTGCTGTATAGTTATTGCTCGTCTTCCGCTTACAGAAGAATAATATCTTTCAGCAGCTTGATATGTAAGTGTATTTGTAGTAATACCTCTATACAAGTCAAATCTTATTGCATCTACAAGTAGCCCGATATCCCGTTCGCAATAACTCTTATCATAAGAAAAATTTGGATAAGTCTTATCTACCCATGCTATTGTTTCTTTTTGTATATATTTCCTGTTGAGTGCTAGTAATGTTCTTGAAGGTTCATTGTATCCTCCATTTTGTGTTCCACCTTCTACGAAGCTATCTAAAACATATGTGTCGAAAGTTTGGTTGTTGTTAGTATAAGTTAATTTTTGCATGTAAGGACCAGGAGTAGAATCTGCTGTCCTAATTAGCTCGTCTGCTCTTTTTGCTGCAGCACCAATAGTTGCAAATGCATATGCTGCTGCAGATCCTTCTTTGCCTGCTGGCACGCCTTGCATTGTGTCATCGCCTGTTGTGCTAACAAATAAAACCTCTGGGCTACTATGCGCCGCACCTTGATCAACATATAGTTTTGTTGCTGCTTGTAAGTCTTCCGGGCCGTTCGGAGTTCCACTACCTACAAGATCTCCTGGATGGTCGCTTAAAAATAAAGTCCCAGTCATAGTGTCTCCACCTCTAAGCACAACAGATTTTCTTGGAACAGCTTGGTCGGCTAAAAAATTACCTGAAAGGGTTAAATCCAAACTTGCAACAGTAATTGTGTGACTATCATTAGGTCCAATTTCTATGTTTGCTGATAAATCTATATATCCGATAGGATTGTCAGTCTGGGCTGTTGCAAGATCCTTATCAGCGTAAAAACGTAAATGATTTACATTTACTATCCGGATGTAAAAACTAGTTAAACCTTCTAATGGAGTTGGCACTGTTTCTTGGGCTGTAAAGACAACTTCTAAGCCGTTGCTTGAGCTATCTAATCCGTGTCCGGCTACTATTTCATTCTGCGTATACGGGTCGCGATATGAGTCTATCCGTACACTACCTATTAAATCGCCAGCAGATACATAATCTGCAATTTCCCAGGTGTAATGAGCAATACCATTTGGTTCGTCATTAATTTTTATTGCTGTATTTTTTGAAATATAACTTAAATCAGCATATTGCTTAGTTATTGCTACATTATCAGGAGTGATGTTAGTTTCGTGCAAGACATTAAATTCCTGAAGGGCAGGATCATCTATTTCAGTTGGTACATAATTACCTGCAATGATCCACGGACCGGTTCCTGCATACAAATGATTACCTAATTTAGGACTAGTGTCGTCGGCCAGTCTTGAAAAGCCGGACTTTATTATCAAAGAGCCTTGGATATAATTTCCATCCTCGTCATAAGTGCCGTCTATAAATTCGAATTGGATACTTCCGGAGTCATCAGTTTCTAATTTAGCTAAATCTATAAAATCCCCAATAGAATTTACGATTGGAATGCTATTAACTGGGCGGATATTAGGTGTATCACTTAGGGTTGTGAATTCAATTCTTCCACCTAAACCAAAAACTGCATACAATTCAATAAAATTTTCATTAACTTTTTTAAAACTGGCTCTGATACTATCACCAGTGCCGTCATTTCCTTCGACACCTATATTAACTTCTTGCCTTGCCATTGATTCTCCTTACCAAGTTGGCTTAAATACTGACTCTTCTTGTGGCGTTGTGCTTACATCAAAGTTAACGCTTACTCCGCATCCACAAGAAGATTTTACTTTTGGATTATTTAGAATAAATTGTGATCCAACTATTGTTTCTTCATAATCTATTTCTGTACCCATTAGAAATAGTAAAGATTTTTTATCTATAACTAAATGTCCTTCCCCGGCTTCTATAATTTCACTCCGAGCAGGTGGCTTATCTGTTACTCCCCAATCATATTTGTAACCAGAACAACCACCGCCTTTTAATGCTAGTGTAATTGCAAAGACATTATTTTCTTTACATAAATGACTTATTCTTTTTTTTGCTCTTTCTGTGATTACGACAAAAGACATCTTGATTCCTTTCTTATATTTATGTGTTAATTTTGTAATCTTAATGTAGTAAATACTTATATGTTTCTAGAACAGCGTATTAAAAAAACAAATTTTACAAGACGATCTAAGATAGGTTTAGAGCATACTTATTATAGGAATAGCGTGGAGCTTGTTTTGCGGTGTGATTGTTGTAATGAAGTTTTTACACGTCAAAGAGGCAAGATGGATCCCAATAGGATAAACAACAATGTATTTCATGTATGTGGAAATTGCGATGCAAAGAAATTTGCACAGCGGAAAGGCCAAGAACGGAAAGCAGTTTGGGATTTGCCAGCTAGTAGCAATCTAGATATCAGTAAACTTTGATGGGTCTATTTCTA